CAGTACTATTGATGGTAATGGTTATATATGGGTAATGCCTACACAATTTATGCCTAATGATGATAACTCATATTTTAACGCCGCTATTGTAGACAACGGTGCACAAGCAAGAGTTATGACATCTAGTTTAGAATTATATGCAAACGTACCTATACCTACTGGCTATAAGGTTACTCATTTTAGATTAAATGGCACAGCTAGTGTAAATGTATCAATTTATTATAGTGACGTTACAACATCTACTGCAACATCTGCACAAGTAACATCTTTATACACTAACGCAGATAACTCAGTTAATCCATCAAGTGGTATAGCGGCTAGTAGTGATGGTAGGTATATAATATTAAAATGGCAACCAACTTCAACAGCACATCGTTTATACGGTGCTAGACTAACAATAACAAAAGTATAATGGCAAAAGAAAAATTATCAGACGCAAATCTAATACAGTTAACAGCTAAACCTACTACTTTAAAAACTAAAGCTAGGTTACCACACTTATTTGATTCTAACGATGTAGAACAAGATTCAACACAAGACCCTATTACACACAATGTAATGGATGCTGTTGAAGCTCTTAGAACAGATTTTAATAAGCTATATGATGATGTACACCACGTGTATAAAATGTTATATAATGCTTTTGGTACAGCAGAATCTGAAAATTGGGATAGTAGAGGTCCAACAGGTCCTCAAGGACCAGCAGGTCCTACAGGTCCTCAAGGTGGTACTGGTCCCACAGGTTTAACAGGTTTAACCGGACCAACAGGTCCAGCCGGTCCTAAAGGTAGCACGGGTGCAGATGGTCCTGCCGGACCTACAGGTCCTACGGGTCCTGCCGGTGTTGCAGGTGCTAAAGGTAGTCCCGGTGCAACAGGAGGTACAGGTCCTACAGGTGCTCCCGGTCCTACAGGTCCTACCGGACCCACTGGAAGTACTGGTCCTACAGGTCCTACTGGTAGTACAGGTCCCGAAGGTTTAGTATGGAGAAACGATTGGTCTAGTTCTACAAGTTATTCTGTAGATGATGCAGTTTATAACAAAGGTAGTTCTTGGATATGTGTAAAAGCTAATAGTAATTCAGAACCTAGTAGTAGTAATAATAGTTGGGCAGAATTAAGTGTTAAAGGTGATACCGGTCCAACTGGACCTACAGGTCCCACTGGTCCGACTGGTGGTATAGGTCCTACTGGACCAACAGGAGCCAAAGGTCCTACTGGTTTAACTGGTAGTGCTGGTCCTACCGGTCCAACAGGGGCAAAAGGTGATGATGGAGACACTGGTCCCACGGGTCCAACTGGTCCTACGGGTCCACAAGGTTTAAAAGGAAACACAGGTCCAACTGGTCCCACTGGTCCAGCAGGAGCTGATTCTACTGTTGCAGGACCAACCGGTCCTACTGGTGCACAAGGACCCAAAGGTAATACTGGTCCAACCGGAGCTAAAGGTCCGACAGGTCCAACGGGTCCAACAGGTCCAGCTTTTACATATGCAAATTTTACATCATCTCAGTTAGCAGGATTAACTGGTCCTACGGGACCAACCGGTCCGACAGGACCGACAGGACCGACAGGTCCACAAGGATTAAAGGGTAATACAGGTAATACTGGACCTACTGGTGCGGCAAGTACAGTTGCTGGTCCAACAGGACCTACTGGTCCAAAGGGAGATAAAGGCGATACAGGTGCTAAAGGTGCTACTGGTCCAACAGGACCAACTGGACCAACTGGTGCTGATAGTACAGTAGCCGGACCGACTGGTCCAACTGGACCGACAGGACCTTCTGGACCCAAAGGCTCAACTGGTAGTACAGGACCTACAGGACCTACTGGACCTGCATTCGTTTACGCAAATTTTACAGGACCTCAACTAGCAGGTCTTACAGGTCCAACTGGACCTACCGGACCTCAAGGTCCACAAGGAGTTGCAGGACCTACAGGACCTGCCGGTGCTAAAGGAACTACTGGCTCTACTGGACCAGCAGGACCTAAAGGAGCTACTGGAGGAACTGGACCTACTGGACCGACTGGACCCACCGGTCCTACCGGACCTGCATTTGTATATGCAAACTTTACTGGTCCACAATTAGCTGGGCTAACAGGACCTACGGGTCCTACAGGACCAACGGGACCCACGGGACCTACTGGACCTAAAGGCGACAAAGGAAATACTGGTAACACAGGTGCAACAGGACCTGCAAGTACGGTAGCTGGACCTCCGGGACCAGCAGGACCTACTGGACCTACGGGACCTAAAGGAGATACAGGACCTACTGGAGCAAAAGGTAGTACGGGTGCAACTGGACCGGCAGGTGGAACAGGACCAGCAGGTGCAGACGGAGATGATGGTGGACCCGGACCTACAGGACCAGCAGGACCAGCAGGACCGAAAGGTGACACTGGTGCTACCGGACCAGCCGGACCAAAAGGAAGTACTGGAAGTACAGGTGGCACCGGACCAGCAGGACCTCCGGGACCTCCCGGACCAACTGGTAGCACAGGTTCAGCAGGGTCAGCAGGACCTCCCGGACCACCGGGACCAACTGGACCAGCAGGTAGTGGTAGCTTTACTGGTAAGCAATCATTTCTTATCAGTACAAAAGGTGCTACAAAGTCAGTAGAAGTAACTAACGGATTAGTAACGGGGTTTAAATAATGTTAAAATCAGAATTAGAAGCGTGGAAAAAAAATGCAGAAGATAAATGCAAAGAAGCCCACGACTTATTAGATGGCAAAAACTTTGGTGATATAAAACTAGAAGATATGCAAAGCATTTGGAAAAAAATGAGGGAAATCTTAGGATTAGAAATACCTAAAGAGGATGAGTAAACTTGCGAGGTCGTACAAGATGGATAGGATTGATGATAACTTCAGCATCCATCTTAACATTAAGTGGCTCATTCAGTTGCTTATGCTTACAGGTACACTTGTTTATGCGTACGTTGGAATTACAACGCAACTTAGTAATATTACAAGAGAACTTGAACTATTATCAGAAAGAGTTATTAAATTAGAGGCGAAGCACGAGGCAGAAATTAAAGAGATTGAGAAATGGTATAAACAATCACTTGAACTAAATCCTCTTAAGTGGGGACGTAAAAATAAATAATCCGGGGAAATATGGACTTTTTAGCAGTATATTCAGAAGCAGGAATGATTGGCGTAGTCGGAGCTATGTTTGTCTATATGGTTTACAGTATGAACAAACGAGCTAGTGAACAAGCTCAAGCATTGGAAAATTTAAAAATAGAAAATAAGGGTCAAAGCGAAACACTAGAAAATATGGAAGGAATGATTATCAAGCTAATAGGAAGATGGAATCAGTCTGATGATAAACTTGATAGGAAGTTTGATGCTCTTACAAAAGAGATAAATGATTTAGATAATCAAGTGTCTCGTATAGATGGCTCATTAAGTAGAATAAACGGGAAACACTAATGGCATCACCAGCGTGGCAACGAAAAGAAGGTAAGTCTCCTAGTGGAGGCTTAAATGCAAAAGGAAGAGCGAGTTATAAGGGTGGCACTCTTAAAGCTCCAGTAACACAAAAAAACCCAAAGGGTAAAGCTAAAGCTAGACGTAAGTCATTCTGTGCAAGAATGTGTGGAATGAAAAGGAGACTTACTAGTGCTAAGACAGCTAGAGACCCAAACTCAAGAATTAACAAAGCATTACGTAAATGGAACTGTAATTGTGGTTCTAGGAAAAAAGCTAGTGCTGTAAGTAAAGCAAGGAAGTTAAGATGACAAGAGCAGAGGCATTAAAGAAACTAAAAGGCTACAAGGGTGGTCTTATAAGTTGGGTTTTTGGAGGTAAAAGATACTATGGTAAGAAGAAGGGTGAGACAGCTACTCATATTCTTGCTACAACTCATAACGGAAAAACCAAACGAATACCCAAAAAGAAAAAATAATGGATAGTTTAAAAGTTAGTGGCATAAGCACTGGTCTAGGTATGGTATACTATACTGATATTATATCTGGTGTTCTTATGTGCATAATGTTTGCAATAAACATATACTACTTAATATTAAAAATCAAAAACCAAAGTAAGGAGTCGTAATGGACATAAAAGGAATGATGTTAGAATTAGCTGAGAAACAAGCTGATGCTATGAAAGATAAAATGATAGATGAATTAGGAAGCGAAGATATGGCTTCTAAGATTGCATCTGCCATTAATAAGAAAATTGACATACCATTTGTTTCTGAAGAAAAAGAACAAATATTCTTTGAAAAGTGTGTTGATGTAGTAACTGACATTATCGAAGGAATGTTTAAAAAGTAAATGGAATTTAAGGACGCAGTCAAAATTATCCTTAAACACGAAGGGGGGTATGTTAATGACCCTGTTGACCCGGGAGGGGAAACTAATATGGGCATTAGTAAAAGAGCATATCCCTATCTTAATATTAAGGAGTTAACTAAGAAAGATGCTGAGGACATATACTTTAAAGACTATTGGTTAAAAGCTAAAGTAAAAAAGATACCGGAAGAACTACGAATGATATACTTTGATATGGTAGTTAATATGGGTAAGTCGAGAGCTGTAAAGATACTGCAAACGGCAATAAGTGCTAAAGGCGTAAAGACCACAGTTGACGGAGGTATAGGTCCACAGACAATTAGTAATGCTTTGAAGTCTGGTTTAGAACCAGATAGACTTAGAAGTTACAGAGTTAAATACTATGCAGACTTAATAAATAGAAAACCTAGTTTAGAAAAGTATTGGTTTGGATGGTATCGAAGGGCGTTAGAGGTATAGATATGTTCAACAACCTTAACATTAAGGGCACTAAGAAGTGGCGTAAAAAGCCTGACGAGTGTGCTCATTGTAAGAGTAAGAATGTTACTGGTATAGAAATATTATGTGCGTATGAAGGACCCTTATTTTGGGAATGTGATGACTGTGGTGAAAGAATGCTACGCTTTACAAAACAGACTACTGTAAAACATCTAAGAAAAACTGAAGATTTATTTATAGACCTTGAGGGGATGGAGAACATATGTCAACAACCACCAAATTAGATAAAGGTGTAGTTAAGCGTGGAATCGTTACACCAGATAAACATTTTCCGTTACACGACAAACAAGCTATCGATGTGGTCTGCCAAGCGATTCGCATCATTAAGCCAGACTTTTACGTTGACCTCGGAGATAGTGGAGAATTTAGTTCAGTATCACACTGGCAATGGAAGAAACGCAAACGTCCTCCGTTGGAGTATCAGTTGCCGAGAGTATATGAAGACATCGGAGCTGTTAATGAAGGTATGGATATTATTGATGAAGCCCTTGATAAGGTACGATGTAAAGAAAAACATTTCTGCGAAGGAAACCACGAACAATGGCTTAACTCCTTTGCTGAAGAAAACCCCTATCTACAAGGTCTTACGGTCCCAGACGCACTCCTACTTAAACAACGTGGTTTTGAATACTACCCAAACGGAAAGTACTTAAAGCTAGGTAGGTTATGGTATTATCACGGGAACCATTACGGAGGAGTTGCACACGCAAGGAACCACTTATTAAAACTGGGATGCAATGTAATCTATGGGCATCACCACGATTTACAAATGCACAGCGTAACACATATAGATGGACCCAAGAGTGCTTGGAGTTTAGGATGTTTAAAGGATATGTCAGATGAAGCTAATGGATGGCTTGGTAATCGTAAAACAAATTGGGCACACGCTTTTGCTGTTGTTGATTACTTTGATGACGGAAACTTTACGGTGCATATCGTCAATATTATTGACGGGAGAACTTCCTTATGGGGGAAAGAATTAAATGCCAAAGTCTAACTTTGAAATACCATCCTTTAATAGAGGAATAATGTCTAATCCAGAAGATGAGAGAGACATCCCTACAGATGCCGCATCTTATTCTTTAAATATAGACCCTACTGTTAATGGTCAGTTAGCAGGTATAACAAATGATAAAGCATTAAAACTTACAGGTTTTGATAATAATGTTGTGTTAACTGATTGGGACCAAGGTTCTAGACATCAAACTCAAAATCCTGCACAAGAGTATCAAGCTCCAACACCGAGTGCTTAATTATGGCAATAGATACTAGCACTCCAAACAATAAACAGTACGCTACATTAACAGGTACATTTACAGGAACAGTAGATACTATATTCTGGATTAGAATGAACAATGATAATGGTACAGTTTTTAAATGGAAAACTAAACAAGGTACTGGTGCTTGGAGTTCTGAGACTACAGTAAGTGACCACTCTGCACAAACTGCTAAATTGTTAACTTTAGGTATGTCAGTTACATTTACTAGGTCTAGTCTAGGAACTTATTTAGCTGGTGACAAATGGGAGTTTACTGTGTCTCCAGATTACAGATTAGCACCTAATGACACTAGCACTTCGTTTGATAGGTTAATACCTATGGATAAAAGTGACGAACAACATTTGATTGCAATAAACTCTAAGTCAGGAGAAACTGCATACATAGAAAACTATAATACAGAAAGCCCTACAATAATACAAACACAGCCAATACCTGCAAAAGCAACTGGTTACGTTGATTACGTAGTTAATAATAAACTGGCTTATGTAGGTATAGGTAAAGAAAAAAGCTCACAAGTTGTTGGTTTTGTTAAGAACAATCAATGGGGTGTATCTGATGCTGAAGAGTTTGAAAGAATACAGGAAAAAAGTTATCAAACAGTATCTGTATCTTCTGTAAGTCACAAAGTATTTACTGATTCAGTAATGTTACAAGGTGGAGCTGGTACTATTAACGATGCTTATCTTTCCGTTGGTTTTGATTATGAAGATAATGAGTCTGCTTTTTATATCTATAACAATAATACCAATAAGGTATATAAAAGAGAACTTCCCGGAACTCCTTTAGCTATACGTATATGCCCTTTTCTACAAACAAGTGGTAAGATAACTGGGGTAGCTATATTAATGGAGCCTACTAATGGTGGCTATATAAATTTTATGCAAACTTATAGCATTAGCGATGATGGTACAGTAACTACTTTTGAAAAATCATTTAACCTTGAAGCACCGACTGGAAACACTTCTTTAAATAAATTTAGTGATTTCTTAATGATTCCAAGAGTTAATAACATAAATAGCAACTCTACAATATTTGATTTAATACTATCAGCAGGAGAAACAACAGATGAGAGTAGCCTTAGGGATGGTTACTTGTTTAAGGTAGAAAACTTTAAGTCTTATAACGAATCAGAGTTTTCTGGTAGTACTGGTGGTAATATAGAAGCTGGAGACTATATACCTATGTCTCCTAAAAATAGTTATAGTGGTGAAAATAAAGCCGCTAATATGTGGATAGAAATAAATAGCAATGATGGCAGTCAAGAAGAAATAGGTTGTAGTAATCATCCTTCTATGATGCAAAGGGGTAATCTAATGCACTTAGGTTATGACTCTAATGGTCAAAATCCCTACATAGGTGTAACAGTTAAGTTGCAACCTATATTTAAGTATGAAGACTCTGACCAAGATGAATATGGTGGTTATGAGATAGCTACTATAAGACCATTATGGTGGGATGGATATAAATATTGGAAACTTAAATGGGTTACTTATGCAGTGCCGTTAGATAGTAGTGGTAGAAATCCTTGTGAAATGATGGCACATATGAAAATAAGTGGCACTACAACAACAAGTATTAGCAGTTCAAACTTACAACAGAATGGTGTACCTGCACCTTCTGACGCACCTTTATTTGCTTCTGGTGCTGGTAAAAGTGTTAATGATAGAGCTATGGTTTATTCAGAAGCAGACGGACAAAGAATAGGTTTTTATTATATACAAAGAGAAGAAAACGTAGCAAAGTTAAAAACTATAAAAGATATTGACACTAAGAGTGGTCATTTAAGTATGTTTCCAAACACAGGTGGTAGTACTATATACAATCAATTTTCTAATTATAGCTCTGGAACAACAGATACAGCTCCTTCAAATACTGTTGTCACAAATTTACCTAGCACAGAGGATGAAAGACCTTATGTTTTATCAGACAGGCAAGTGCAAATGACATCTATGACTACTGCTTCTGTACCAGCCGCAAATAATTCTAATCATATAACAAGAAGAGATGATGAGGGTGACGAGTATATAGAACAACAACTTGGTTCAGGTAGTGCAAATTCTAATGAGTTATCTGGCAATGCACCTTGGTTTAACATAAACACTATTACTACTAATACTAACAAAGATTGGCTAGGAGATGCTAGTACTAGAAAAGTATTTTACAAATGTTCTTTATTGTATGATGGGTTTCAAGAGTCAGCTCTAATAAGTGTAATAGGGGCATATGATACAGGCTCTGCAATAACTGATGGTTTACAAGTACCTATAGAAATAGATGAAGAAGCTGTAGTAGGTGAACAAAAAAAGATATCAAGAAGAATTACATCTGTTATTTTGTATAGAGCAGACGATTCAACACAAACATCTTTAGAACCTGAAGGTTTGTATAGGTTTGTAGAAGAAGTTTCTATAGATAAGTTTTATTTACAAAGTGGTAAGTATAAGTTTACTGTGCAAGATGATGGTAGTAGGGGTGCGTCTTACGAAGCGTTAAATGGTATACCAGAAACATTAGGTTCTCTAGGTATAGATTATACAGTAAACGCATCTATAAATGGATATATGTTTATAGGTAACTGCAATCATCCTGAGTTTGCTGATGGAGAAAATGTTTTATTTAGAAGTGAGCCCGGTAAGTATTCTATATTTAACTGGTCACAGAATTTTATACAATTAGATTTTATACCTACTGCATTAGCAAGTTTTGTTGGTAAGCTGTATGTATTTGGTAAGAATCAAATGTGTATCGTCAATCCAGAAACACTTATTATAGAAGAAAACATATCTGGTATAGGTTGCTTAGGACCTAAAGCATTAAAGACTACGTCTAGTGGTTTGTTTTGGTTAGACTACAATAACTTTTACCAGTCATCACCAAAGATAGACAAGATAGGCACTACCATAAAGAAACAGCCACAGTGTGGTTGGGATATGATTACTAATGCAGAGAAAGATTTAGCTGTTGTAGGTTACGATGCAACAAGGCAATGCGTGTTGTTCTTTTTTCATAAGACAGATAGCAGTGGTACAGATAAAAGATGTTGGTCTTACTATATACCACAAAAAAGATGGGACCTTTGGGAAACAACTTACAAGATATTTGATACAGTAGATGGTGACGATGGATACCCTATATTATTAGCAGAAGAAGGTAGAATAATTAAAATGGGTGCTGGTACATCTAGAAAAAACTGGCAATGGAACAGTAAAAAACTTACACTAGGTACTGACACTAATTATAAAAAAGTCAGAGTCGTAAAGTTAGATGCTAGTAGTAGACCTAGTACAAGTATTAAGTATCAAACAAATGATGAGTCAACGTATCAGAGTGGTACAGATGTATCTAATAATTATGGCTCTAGTTGGTCAGGTAATGCTATAAAAGTTGCATCAACTTATTCTAAACTAAGATGGGTAAGATTAAAAGCAGAAGGTACTAATGGCAGTACAACAAATGTTAAAGGTCATTCTATAGGAATAGTATACAAACCAAAGAAACCTAAATGAGAAAGACACAAAATAGAAAAGTTACCAGAGATACTGGTTCAAGAATTAATTATTTTGGAGATGAGCCAGTAAGCTCACCATCCGACATACAAAAAACAATAGATACTATTGCAGACAAAGTAGATTCAGAAACGGGTAGGGTTGAAAAAAGTAATGCAAGTAGTGAAGAAGGAACATTGAGAACAGTTAAGGATAAAAGTAAGTGGTACTTAGAAATAAAAACTAGTGATGGTTGGGTTCGTAGTGCAGAGGATACTTTTATAATTAAAAATAAGAACAGTTGAGAAATAAAACAAGTCTAATTATATTTAAGGTGATATTATGGGATTTTTTAGCAATTTATTTGGTACAAATCAAAAGCGTAGCGTAGGTCAAATAGGACGAGAGTACGATGATGCTTACGCTCCAGCAACGGAAGCGTATGACCAGTTAATGGGCAGGGGTCAAGAAATGATGGACCCCAACTCTGCATTTAATCAGTCTCAAAAAGCTAGAATGATGGCACAGGGACAGGATGCGGCGGCTATGTCAGCTCGTATGGCACAAAGAACTGCGGCTATGTCAGGTGGTGCACCAGCAGGTGCTTTAGCGGCTCAATCTATGGCAGGTGCTAACAGAGCACAAGAAAGTTCTATGGATGCTTACAATCAATACTTACAAGGTGCAATGGGTCAGGGTGCTGGTATGCTTAGTGGTGCGGCTAATAACTTAGCAAGTATGAATACCAATAGAATGAATGCTATGAACGCCCAAAGACAAGCAAATGCACAAATTGACAGTCAAGCGGCAGGTGGTATGGCATCACTTATTGGAACAGGACTTAGTCTTGCAGGAACTGCTATGGGTGGACCAGTAGGTGGTATGATAGGTGGAGCACTTGGTAAATTATTTGGACAAGAAGGTGGTAGTGTTCCAGAAGATTTAGAGTATATGATGTACGGTGGTTTAGTTAGAGATAAAAAAAATAGCCCTGAAGATAAAACAGAAAAGATAGAGATGAAAAAGGGTGGATTTGTTAGTCATATGATGTACGATAAAAAAGGTAAAGGTTACAAAGCTGATACTATGGAAGACCATTTACGTATGAAAGAAATGGGTTATACTCATAAGAAAGGTATGATGTATGGTGGTAAAGTAAAGGGTTATCAACAAGGTGGTTCTGCACTAAAACCTATACCCGAAGGAAATAAAGGATTGTCTAGACTACCAGAAGAAGTTCGTAATAAAATGGGCTATATGAAAAAAGGTGGTTATGTATATGGACAGGAAGGTGGTATGCTATCACAAGTTATGGGACCTAAAGGTCCTATGCAGATAGGTACTCGTATGGGAGGTGTCCAAATTGGCTGAATCTGACGCACAGTATAGAAAACGAAGAGAAAGAGAAGATGCTCAAGCTGTAGCATTGGGTAAAAAAATGGCATTAGTCGATGAAGCTCAAGCTTTAAGTGGTGGTTTTGGTAGTATGAAAAACATTAGAATGCAACCAATGAGTAACAATATAGAACTTGTACCAGTTGGTAATGGTATTCCTTCTGGTATTTTAAATCAAGAAAGAACCGGTAAACAAATAGATAGACTCATACACGGTGCTAGAATGATGGGTGACCCAGAGTATGCTAAAAAATTTATGCCCGGACCTATGCCTGAGTTAAAAAGAGCAGGTATGGATAAGTTTATGCCAGAAGCAGTAGATATGCCTACTGGTGATATGTTTAGTAGTGATGATATGAAAAGATATACAGGTATGATGAATACCTTATCAAAGACTGACTTTTATCAAGCACAACCTTTACAAGACAGACCAAACTTTACTAGTAAAAAAAGACAGTCAGCTCTAGATGCTTTAAAAGAAGGTATGATGAAGGCTAAGATGCAACAAAAGATGGACGTACCTATGGAAATAAGAAGAGCAGAAGATAGTCCATTGCCCGGTGATGTAGTAGATGCTAAGCTAGAACCCGGAGAGTATGTACTTAATAGAAACGCTGTAAAAGCTATTGGTAAAAAACAACTAGATAAAATAAACAATAAGATAAAGCCAAGGTTTTCTGATAAAATTAAAAAGAAGGTTAAAGACTTACCTCGTAGCATATCTTTAGGAGCAAGAAGAGAAGACTGGCAGAAATATATGCAAACTGGTGGTCCTATAGAAGAGATAGACCTTACAGGTATGGAAGACCAAATGGGTTTTGGAGAAAATCCTTATGCAGATGCAGAAGAGTTAGGTGAACAAACAATACAAAAAGGTGTAGAGTTTGGTAAAAAATTATATGGTGGTGCTAAAGATTTATTAGGCAAGGCTTATAACAGGTTTGGTGGAGATGCTATAAAGGCTAGTAAAGCTATGAATTTACAAGCTGACTTAAACTCAGAGTGGGCAGGTGGTGTAGACGGAGAACCTTTCCTAGGTCAGAAAGAATTTGAAGATTCTAATTTAGAGATGGCTAAGATGATGAGAGATGAAATGGGTCTAGGCAAAGCTGACTATGGTATGGCGGCTGGTCAGTTTGGTCAACAAGTTGTAGATGACTTACAAGCTGGTTTAGGAGCTGGTGTAGCAGGTGCAGGTGCTATAGCAAACAAAGCAAGAGAATTATATGGTAAGGCTAGTGATAAGTATCAAGAGTTTAAACCTAAAGCAAAAGAATATTTAGAAAGTGAAAAGTTCCAGAAACACGCTAGTAAAGGTTTAGGAATGGCAGGTGAGTTTTTTAAGGAAATGGCGGCAATGAGAGGCTTTGGTGAAGGTGGAGACTTTGACCAATTTAAACCTAAAGCTTTAAAAAAGGTTGGAGAAGAAGAAACAAAAGAAATACCTGACACAATTAAAAGACCAAATTATTCTACAGACCCAGAAGTTGTTGCAAAAGAACAAAAAGAACAAGAGGCTATAGAAGAACTTAGAGTAACTAACCCTTATATAGCTAGACCAGAGTCAATGGAACCAGAAACATTAGAAGACATAACTAATCCATTAGGTGGTATTACAGGTATGGGTGGTCAAGAAGGTGGTTATGTAACTATGCAGGGCTTTATAAAGCAATCGTTGGAGAATATGTATGGCAGAAATTAAACCAATGAATTTACCCGGGGTTAGTTATGACCCTATGCGAGGTTTACCACAGCAAAAAACATTAGCTGAAAATCTAAGACAGGTAGCTGAGCGTAAGTTTATACGTCAGATGAACGAGTATCAATTAAAGAAACAAGCTCGTGAAGAAAAAGATTTTAACATTAACAAGAAAGCAGAGAACTTTATATTTTCTAACTATCCTAGTAGTAAAGCTAAAGGTGATTTTACAACAGCTTTTGACAATAGAAAGTTTGGACCCGGTAGTAGAGAAAAAGAATTAGCTAGGTGGAAAGAACAAGTAGGTGGTAACTACGCCGCTTTTCAACAATGGTATGATGCAGGTAAAAAGGCTGAAGAACAAGCTTTATATAAATCTTTTACAAGAAACCCTGCTAAATATAAAAGTGAGAAAGCATATAAGACAGCTATATCTAATTGGATGAATAGTATGTCCGATGTAGAGCAACAAGAGATATTAAACAATGCACCAGCAGAAGTGTTGCAAATAATAAATGACAACTGGAATGTAACTAATCCTACCTTTATAGAAAGCTTACAAAAGATACCACAAAATCTTACATTTGGAACAGGTGATGATGATGACAGTGCTATACCAGAAGCACTTACTATAGCAGGTGGTCTTTTAGCAGGTGGTTATGGTGTATTAAGAGGTAGGGCGGCTATGGCTAAGAAAGGATTTAGTCAAGCTTTTGATAGAACAGATGCTAACCTTAGAAATATTACAAAAGACCTTGTAGAAAAAGCAAAGGACCTAAAGAAAGGTCAACAACTAGATATGTTTGACAATGCTATACCTCACAGTAATGTGTCTAAGATAAACAGTGCACTAGATAAAATAGTAAGTTCAGGTGAAATGAATAAAGCTGATGCTGATAAGTTTAAAAGTATTGTAGACAAACTTATGAAGAGTGGCAAAGAGCTAACATCAGAAAACATAGGTAAAGCAATAAAAGAAGGTGGAGATGAGTTTGATAGCTTAGCTAAATCTTTAAGTAAGTCTACTAGATTATCTATAGGACCTGTAAAAACAGGTAGCTTATGGAAAGGTCTTGGACTTGTTGCAGGTGCTGGACTTGCAACATCTGCTATTGCTCAATCAATGGGTGTTAATGAAGAAAAAGCAGACGATATGGGTACAGTTGCCGCAACTACTGCATCACTAAATCCAAGTATGCTAAATAAAATAAGAAAAGTAATAAAAGATAAAGGTATAGGTTACGTTACAAAAAAGATAGCGGCTAAAGGTGGACTTAGATTATTAGGTAGTGTAGCAAGTAAAACTGTACTTAGTGGAACTGGGTACGGTGCTCTAATAGCAGTACCTGCACTAGCGTTTGACGCAGTTGCCATATATAATATATTAGCAGACGACTACGAAGAGTAGTAAATGGCTGAACCTAAACAGTTCTCTCCTAAATTTGACGAAGAGCAAATACGAGGTGTCATTGACCAGTACGTAAGATTCCCAGATGCTTTTGATGATAGGGATGATGATATACAGGTATTAGAAGACCACGCTTCTTACTATAGAATACCATTTGCTCGTAATAAAAATCACCAAGATGCTTTTGTTACACGTATGCTTAAACAAGCTGGTTCTGGTTTTATGGAAGGTTTTACTACCTTACCACCAGAAAAACTTGGAATTGGTAGTGAGCCAGAAGATACTTGGGAAGGTATATCACGTAACTTAGGACACCTTGCAGGTTTTGTAGGATACCTACCCGGTGGTAAGACATTAAGAAAACTTGGTATATTAAAAAGTTATTCTAGAGTAGCAGAAGGCATACGAGGTAGGTCTGCTCCTATGTTAGCCGCTAATGCTTTACAAAAAAGAGTAGGCAATGCTATAGAGCCTATACTTAAAGACTTACCTGACTGGGCAACTACTGGTATTGTACCTGACTTAGCACAAGGTGCTTTTCATTTAGGTACTGCTAGTGCTGTATCTAGCTGGACGCACGGAGTAGGTGAAATGTTTAAGGCGGCAGGGTTTGGTGCCGTTGCTGGTGGTGCGTTTAGAGGTATAGGTAATATGCCCGGTTTTGGTAAGCGTATTGATGCTAGTCAAATGAAACCAAATGGTAGACCAGACTTTAGCAAACTAGAACAAGGACAAAAATTTGACTTGGCTATGCGTACTACAGCAGGTATGGCGTTCCAAGGATTACCATCGACTTTGCAGGGTGCTACGACAGAAGAACAGGTATACCAATATGCTATGGGTGCTTTCTTTGGTTTTGGTGAAATACCTTATCAGACTCGCACAAGTAGACAGTACCTTGCAGAGTCTATAAAAGAAAAGTATGGTCCAGACCCAGAGATGAATCCTAAGTGGGATACACTTACTAAAGAAATGAAGGACATAGTAAGTAGAGATTTTAAAGAAACATTCCAATATAGTGCTGATGGACCTAGTGAGTCATCTTATGTTCTGTTTGATATATTAAGTAATAGAGGAATGAATCTAAAACAGATAGAAGATATTGCTAATGAGTATGGTAGAGCTTATGATGTAGACCCTGTAACAGGAGAAGTGAGTGCAAAGACTTTATCTCCTAGAGAAGTAAAAGAATACAAAGAAGCATATATAAAGGACCCTAGGTTTGAGGACCCACAGGATTTAGATATGCACATAGCTGAGATACAGGAAGTACCCGGTAGACTGATGGGCAAGAACGGATACACAGACCAAGTGTTTCCAAAGCTAACCACAGTAGAAAGAATAGATAGGTCTAATGAAATCTATAAAGAATGGAGAAAACTACAGAATGAAGACGCAAAACCAATCCCGGGAGCAGAGCAAAAAATCATTAATTATATTGAAAAAACGTATGGGCAGTCGCTTACTGAAAACGAGAAGGGATGGTGGAGACGCTGGGCTGAGACAAACAGAAAACAAAAGTGGGTTGAGCAAATCGAAGTGGTTGATGACAAGGTTAGGGTATTGGAAGAGAAAACTAATAGCCTTGGTAACACGAAGAACTTGTCACAGGAACCACTTATTATCGAAGATGGATACAGAGCAGAGTACAAGCGAGTCAATCGAGGAAGAGAACTACCACCAGAGGACCAGTACTTTCGAGTTCTTGACCATATAGTATACAGAGGGAAAGAACACGACCTTGCAAGAGCAGAACAAAATATATCACGGCAAAAGTTAGTTGAGATAAAAAAGAAGTTCAAAGACAAAGAGATGGACTACAACGATTTAAAAGAAATGGCTGACCTAGAAGCGTCTAGGTATATGAAAGGTGTCCGTAAGAAACTTATAGAAACTATGTGGAAGGATGACTACTATTACTATGGTGGCAAGGGTGACAACAAGAAAATGTACTTTATTAAGAAGCATCCTAGCATAGTAAAGAACAAGAACATACACAAAACTGTTAAGCGTCAGTTGTTTTCAGAGATGCGTAAGTCAAAGGTTGATGGTTATAGAGAAGCATATAACGAAGCTAGGGACAAGTGGGTAGAACAACACAAAGATGTAAAAAATGCTAGTGAAGTATACGATAAGATGTACGCATCTAATGTATTGTATGACTTAACTATGAATGGTTTTAGTACAAGAACAAAAGATTTAAAGCAAGGCATAGCTACTGTGTTAGGTAAAGGTTTTATAAATGACCCTAAAGGGTTTAATAAGAGGCAACAGATATGGTTTAACACAGGTTTATCTGCTAACCCTAAGTATGTTATAGATTACATAAGAAACAACGGTAAACGGGATATTTCTAGTAAGGACCCTAATTTTAAAGTAGGGTTGTTTAGTGAGGCTGATGGTAAAAATATTAAACTAACAGATGGTGCAGAAAAATATGCAGAAATATCTGATGGTGCTATCATAGCTAGGGCAGAAGTAGTTGATGCTTTGAATATGGACAAAGGTTTACCTACTAGTGGTAAGATGAACAAGTCTTTTATTGTTGCACCAGATAGTAAGGAAGGTGCTTTGTTAGGTAAGTATGCTATACACATAGCTAGTCCAGAGTTACAGCAAATGATGGAGTCTCGTGGTATACATATGTTAATGCCTGACTCTGCTGTGAAACAAGCAGGTAACAGGATAAGTAAACGTGGTGAGCTATCATACGAGCCAGACTTTGTCAACAAAAAGTATGACATAACATTTAATGGTGAGTTGTTTGATGTACCTATCAATAGTTTTAGAACTATTATGTCAGAGATTACCAGTGAAAAGTTTTTAAAGAGACAACAAGTTCCAAAACAAATGTATTCTGTATTAAGCCAGTATGGTCACAAACCTATTGATGCTAAGGTTATGGAGGATATGTACAAAAGTCTTTCTGACAGGGCTGTTAGGGGTACTGAGGAAGGTGTTGAGATACTAAGAGAGTATAGACAGTCTAGAAGTGACGAGAACATAAAGAAAGTTGTAGACAATATAGACCAGATACCGTTAAATGAAGTGTTTAACATACTTAGAAACCCTAAAGAACAGAAGTTATCACAAAAGCTATACGAACAAATACTTAGAATAAACAACGAGTTCTTAGAAAACCTAGCTAGTGAGGGTGAAATATCTAGGGAAGCAGAGATGGACTACAAGAAAACATTCGTTGACTACGAAGGTGTTGTAGAACGTATGGGTAGGCTGTTTCCAGATGGTAGCATAGGTGCATACCTACATAAGTTTTCTCGTGACTATAGAATGCAGTCTCTTAGAAACTTTGTAGTGCAAAGACTTACTAGACCACAGATAGATAACAGTGCGTCTTCTAGAATGAGACCTTGGGAAGTTGGTTTACAATTACCCAATAAGAAAACAGAGATACTGTCAAGGAAAGAGGGTCAGGATGTGTTCTTTTTAGATGATGGGTTCAAGGACTTACAGATAAAGGATGCTATCTTTGGTAAGCAACGTATGACACTAGGTAAGTTGTTTGAAATAAAAGAAAACAACTACAAGGGCTATGAAAATTTTAAGAACGAGATAAACGATATGCTTACTGCTGTCGTAATGCGTGTACCTATGGACTCTATAAGTGGTGCACACGGATTAGAGTTTGCTGGGTTTACAGGTATAAAAGGGTTTGGTAGCCTACTGCATCCCAGAAGTATGAGAGCTCTGGGTGGTGCTGACCTAGACGGTGACAAGGCATTTGTATTCTTTGGTGGTGAGTCTAGTGG